AATAGATACAAACCAAGCAATCAGAGAAGATCAAAGAGGATTCAATGTTATTGCTTGTCCAGGTTATCCTGAACTTATATCTAACATGATCAACCTAAACACCGACAGAAACAGCACAGCGTTTGTGGTAGGTGATACACCATTAAGACTGGCAGGAACATCTACAGCAGTGAGCAACTGGGCAAACAACTCAGCAGGAGCCTCAGCAGACGGTGAAGACGGACTAGTGTCTGCAAGTGAATACCTTGGAGTGTTTTATCCATCAGGTCAAACCACTGACAATGCAGGCTCAACTGTGATTGTTCCACCATCTCATATGATACTTAGAACATTGGCCAACAATGATAATATTGGATTCCCATGGTTTGCACCAGCAGGAACCAGAAGAGGTATTGTTGACAATGCAACCGGAGTAGGATATATTGATTCTGCAACAGGTGAATTTGAAACAGTGTCATTGACAGAGTCGGCTAGAGATGCTTTACACACAGCAAAAGTCAATCCAATCACGTTCTTCTCAGGAGCAGGTATTGTGAACTTTGGTAACTTAACTAAAGTTTCAGGATCTAGTTCACTAGACAGAATCAACGTGTCAAGATTGGTTGTGTTTTTAAGAAATCAATTAGATGCAATTGCAAAACCATTTATCTTTGAACCAAACGATGAACTTACAAGAAATGAAATCAAACAAGCAGTTGAGTCATTCTTGTTAGAACTAGTTGGACAAAGAGCATTGTTTGACTTCTTGGTAGTATGTGATGACACAAACAACACACCTACTAGAATAGACAGAAACGAATTGTATGTTGATATAGCAATTGAACCAGTTAAATCAGTTGAATTTATCTACATACCTTTAAGAATCAAAAACACAGGAGAGATTGCAAATTTAGGAAACTAATTTTGGAATAAATAGGAGAAACACATGGCAATATCAACTTTATCAAAATTTACAGTTCCTTTAGCAAACGATCAGAGTTCAGCATCACAAGGCTTGTTGATGCCAAAATTACAATATCGATTTAGAGTGATATTGGAGAACTTTGGTATATCTACTCCAAGATCAGAACTAACAAAACAAGTGGTTGATGCTTCAAGACCAAATTTAACTTTTGACAACGTGACACTAGATGTTTACAACTCAAAAGTTTACATGGCTGGCAAACACACTTGGGATCCAATCACAATCACAGTAAGAGATGATGTAAACAACGCTGTTACTAAATTGGTTGGCGAACAAGTACAGAAACAATTTGATTTCTTTGAGCAATCAAGTGCCGCTTCAGGAATTGACTACAAATTCACATCAAGAATTGAAATGCTTGATGGTGGTAACGGTGCAACAACACCAAATGTGTTGGAAACATTTGAATTATACGGTGCTTACATTGAGTCAGTGAACTACAACACATTGGCTTATGCAACATCAGATCCAGCAACAATTACCATGAATATCAGATACGACAATGCTATTCAAACTCCGCAAGGAACAGGAATAGGTACAGCAGTGACTAGAACCATTGGAACTCTAGCAACTGGTGGCGGTATCTAACAATTTTTTGCATTTGTAAAGTAAAAAGAGCGCCTTTAACGGCGCTTTTTTTATGACCATAAATATCACTATGCCAAGTATTAATAATTTTTTAAATGGATTTTCAAATGGTTTGCCCGGCATGAAAGACTACAGGCATGCGGCAAGATTATATCTAGATGACAATTTCAAACTTATGCCGAAACAGAAGTTTCTGTTTCATGTGTTTTTTGACATTGACAATAACATTCCTGTAAGACCTTTTACCACAAATGAAAGACTAGAAATAAACATGTTGGTGAGAAATTGTGACCTTCCAAAGTACAACATGAACCTAGAAGAAAAACAACAGTACAACAAAAAAACTTACGTTGGTACAAAAATAAGTTATGAGCCAGTTAACATAACATTTCACGATGATCATGCAGACACTGTCAATGCTTTTTGGAAAGCCTACTATGAATACAACATAGCAGACTCTCTAACAGTGAATGCAGGAGTAAAAGGATTCAACACCAAAGACAACATGTATGATCCCGAACCAGCAGTTACACAATATGGTCGAGATGGAGGTCAGCAAAGACAAAGACCTTTTTTAAGAAGCATACAAATATTTGCTTTACACAAACAAAGATTTACTTCATTTACACTTGTCAATCCTGTGATAGGTTCATGGAGTCACGACAACTTAGATCAAGCAGATGGTCAAGGCATTATGCAAAACACCATGCAGATTTTTTATGAAACTGTTTTGTACGGAGCAGGAAAAGTTAACAAGGCCAACATACCAGGCTTTGCCACTATTCATTACGATTTAGAACCATCACCATTGAACCTATTAGGTGGTGGCACTACATCAATATTTGGACCAGGCGGAATAGTTGACGGAATAGGTTCAGTGATTGGCGACATACAGAGAGGTGAATTCAGTGTTGGCACTATACTGCGAGGAATAAACACCTACAACAATGCAAAAAAAATCAAAGCCAAAGATGCAGTAAAAGAAGAACTAAAAGGCATTGTAAAAGAAGGTGTATTAGATATTGGCAAACAAGCAGGAACAATCACAAATCCTGTTGGCAATTTTGCAATGGGCAATGCCGCTGTGACAGCAGTGGCCGCAGGTGCAACTTTAGCAGTGGCCAAAGGCTTTGTTGATTCACAATCCACACAAAACAATACAACTGTAAACACCACAGTTGCTCAGTTTAACACAATACTATCTCCAACAGAATCTTTAAATCTTGTCACCACAAACGAAGTGGCCAAAGACAGAGTTGCTAGTGCATTGTATTATCAGACAATTGGTTCAAGAAACGGACAAACAATTGCAGAAAGTGATGTGGCCTACACAGCATTGACCGACAATGAAAAAAGTGTTTACAGAGATAGGACTTTAAATGAAATATCACAATTGGTTGCTGACGGTTATATAAAAATAGATCGAAACACACAGAATGTAAATATTGTAGCAGAAAAGGCCAACATATAATGACTGAATTTTATTCAAACCTACCACAAAAATTAAAAGACAATTTGCAAAAAACAGCAGACCGTTTGGTTGATGAAAATTACAAAAACAAATTTGAATTTAACGTAAACGATTACGATGCCGCTGTTGGATTTTTTGTCAAAAGAGGTTTTGCAAGACAGCCAGCAGAAGATACCGCTTACATCATCTTACAACAGGCAAAAATTGACAACGTGCCAGTTGGTGAACTGCTAGACCAAATCACCTATGCAGATCCAGCAAAATTATCAGAACTGATAACCACTGTGCTAAACGCTAACAGATACAAGTCCAGTAGATTAGGAGTTAGAAACACAAGATCGGTCAAGGACACAGTATCTCGAAACATCGTAGACTAATGACCATTCCAAGATTTGCAAGAGGAAAGTTCTCCCCAAAGAACAAACAAAAATATGTGGGCACAAAGTCTCCTACCTACAGAAGCAGTTGGGAACACGCTTTTATGCGACTGTGTGATGAACATCCAAATGTTTATCAATGGGCCAGTGAGTCAATCAAGATCCCTTACAGACATCCTTTCACAGGAAAATACACTGTGTATGTTCCAGATTTTTTTATTGTATACATGGACAAAAACGGAAAAAAACATGCTGAAATGGTTGAAGTAAAACCTGCTTCACAAATGACAATGGAGAACGCAGGAAAAAGTATGGCCAAAAGAAAACAGGTTGTGATAAATCAAGCCAAGTGGGAATCAGCAAACGCCTATGCTAGACAAAGAAAAATAAAATTTAGAGTAGTTTCAGAAGAACAACTGTTTCATCAAGGCACACGTAAGTAAATATAACCATGACCAAGAAATTAGAAGAAATATTAAATTTACCAGATGTCAAACAAGCATTTAAACAGGTTGACCAAAAAGAAAAAATAAAAGAAAACAAAGAAAAAGTTGTTGGAAAAAACCTTGATCCAAAAACCCAAGAGGCCTTAAAAAAGACCTATGCAGAATTTGATAAGGTTGCGGCCGCTTTGCCCCAG